TAAGTGCAGGACATAGTAATACTCCTGGCAGAGATCAAGGTGCTCCTGGTCTAGTTGAAACAGAAGGTGTAATTACAGCAAGAATTCGTATGAAACTTGCTAATTATATTCGTGGTAAAGGATATATTGTTTATATTGATGGAGATAATACTGTAACTAATCAAACAGTTGCATATGTTCGCTCATTGAGTTTACCAAAGGATGCTATTGTAATGGATATCCATTGTAATTCATTTCATAAACCGGAAGCTACAGGTGTAGAAGTTGTAATTCCTGAAAAGTATTCTATTACAGAGTTTGATGTAGCACATAGATTACTTACAGTAGTTAGTAAAGCATTGAAACTTCCTAAACGTAGAGTTATTCGTGAAGGACAGAGTGCTCGTAAGAAACTTTTATGGATGACTATTCCTGCTGAAACTATATTGTTAGAATTAGGTTTCATTAGTAATCCTGTTGACAATGCACATATTGCTAAATATGAAGATGTATTAGTACAAATGTTAGGTGATGAATTGATTGACATTATTAAATAAATTATGACTCCTTTCGACGAACCTTTTGTTAAAGGTACACATCCTTTTATAGACTATGTACATGAAGATAAATCTATCTATCCTTTTGCGCATACGCAAGATTATATAGATGAAGATAATGATTTTCGCATAGGTCTATCAGGAGGTTTCTTGATGAACATGGACTTTATGTTTGTTAATACTGATGCTTATATGGAAGTAGCACAGTATCATAGTAAACATAAAGTCTATACTCATCATCATGTTGGTACTAAAGCATATAAAGACTTTTGGTCTAGAGAAGGTACTCGTCGAAGAGAAGGCATGACTGCTAAGTGTAGATTAGATTCACAAGATATTGAAAGATATTTTGATCCTACTACACCTGAATATGTTAAGAAGTCATTACTTAAAGATTTACGTATTACAGGAGATCATTATAACTATCTTAATTATGGTAGAATATTAAGAACTCCTACAGAAGAAGAACTCATTGAACTTAGACGTACTAAATCTAAAGCTAAGAAAGTAACAGGATTTCCTAGATTTTGGGATGGAGATTATTGGAATTTTAAGATTGATGAATTTGTTGCACTTAATGGTTTTCATTTATGTAAAGGTAAAGCTAGACGTAAAGGATATTCTTATAAGAGAGGTAGTCAAGGAGCAAATACTATTAATAGTATTCCTAAGATTACTATTATTTTTGCTGCATATCTTACTGATTATCTTACTGAACCTGGTGCTACTACAGACATGCTCAAGACCAACTTAGATTGGTATGAACAACAAACGTATTGGAGAAGAGGTTATATAAGTCAATCTTTAGAGTCTATTGAATTAGGATTTAAGAAAAGAGGTTATGGTGCTGCTAAGTTTGGTTATCAAAGTAAGGCATTAAGCGTATCTTTATTTAATAATCCTAGTGCTCCTATCGGTAAAGACGGTATTGAGATAGACTATGAAGAAGCAGGTAAGTGTCCTAATCTTCAACAAGCTATTGAACTTGCGATGAGTGCTACAGAATCAGGTGAATTATCGACAGGTACTATTCGTGTATATGGAACAGGCGGTGCTAAGGGTGCTGACTGGAGACCTTTCTCTAATATATTCTATAATTGTGCAGCTAATAATATGATGCCATTTGAGAATATATATGATGAAGCTGCACGATATGATACATGTGGATTCTTTCATCCTCAGATTTGGAACTATGAGCCTCATATGGATGAATGGGGAAATAGTCTATTAATGAAGTCTTTTAGAATTGATGCAACGCGTAAAGCTACTGCTAAAAAGTCTAAGAGTATTGAAGATTACATTCTCTATATTGGTCAAAGAGCTAACTCACCTAGTGAAGCTTTTAACACTGGTCATGAGAATATGTTTACTTCACCTGAACTTCTAGAGCATCTTAAGGATTTGGAAACACGTGAACGTAATATGAAGTTTCGTGATGGTATGTTAGTATATACTAATGCGGGATTAACATTTAAGACTAATCGTGAACTAAGTAATGAGGGTAACAAGATACATCCGTATATTAATGAAGTACCTTTTAAACTTACACAAGATTTAGAGGGTTGTATAAGAGAGTATCATTCTCCATATGTAGTTGATGGTGAAATACCTAGTGGATTATATTATGTAGTGATTGACCCTATTGGCAAAGATAAAGAGATTAAAGAACTTACTACTAAGAACTCTTTAGTTTGTATTCAAGTTTGGATGTATCCAAATAATATATCTAATAGTGCAGGAGATATACTTGTAGCTCAATATGTAGGTAGACCTGTTGGTGAAGGTGTACCTGCTGAGATTATGGTTAAGCTATGTGAATATTATAATGCTAAAGCTTTAGTTGAAACTGATCGAGGTACCACTATAGCTGATGTTAGACGTATGGGTAAATCACATTTACTATATAGAGATCCTACTGTTGTCTTAACTTCTAATAAAGAATCGTTAGCAATACCGTATGGTATTAATATAGGTGGTGGAAGTAAAGCAGAAGATGGATTAATATATCTTAAAGATATGTTATATGAACCTGTTGGTATTGATGATAATGGAAACACTCTTTATCTATTACACTATATAAGTGATCTAGGCTTTGTTAAAGAACTAGTATTATTTAGAAAAAATGGTAATTTTGATAGGATTTCATGTGCACGTATAATGATCTTTCAACGTATTGCATATCGTACTAAGAAACATAAACCTAAACCTCCTAGAGATGCTAGTACTACTTTATTAGGTAGTCTAGGTCTTTATAAAAAATAACAGCCATGAATGAACAGATGCCTAATCTATTGGTTAGTGATAGTGAGAAACAACAAAGTTCTTGGTATAAGTCTATGTATGATTATACTATTGCTAAAGCACAAAGTGTAAATAATAGAGATTATACAGAAGAAAATTTAAATGCAGCTAATGGTATTGTTTCTAAGAATACGTTTGAAGAAGTACTAAGACCTTTTCAAGCAGATGGGAGTAAGTTGAAAGATCTTCCTGGTGAGATTCGTGATACTGATTTCATTACTCCTATACGTGAGAAAAACATGGGAGAATATATTGAACTTCCATATAAGTTTTTTACTACAGTAAGTGATGCTGATGCAGTAATGCAACGTAGCTTTGAAGTACAACAGCAAATACTAGATATGCTTCAAGAGGAGTTTATCAAGATTGTAGAAGCTTCACAACAAGGAGAAACACAAGTAGAGTTACCAGACTTCAAAGAACTTGCTGAAAAGAAAATGGCTGATTTCTTTGATGAGAAAGCAATCAAGTCTCAGAATACTTTAAAGCTTATTAATAGTTTGACTGATTTCGATAGACTTCGAATACAATCTTTTTTCTATTGGTGGGCTACAGAAGAGTTTTATACAATACGTACTATTGAGAATGGAGAAATAATTAAGAAAACTATATCTCCATTGAATGCTTATCCTATTCCTAATGGTGAAGATTTTGTAGAAGACTATGATGCTTTTGTATATACAGAAGATTGTAGTTATCAACAGTTTCTTGAAAGTTATGTCAATGATGATAACTTCGATAAAGAAGAATTAGAGTATATTCGACAAATTACTGTTGATAGTAAATCAGGTAGAATGTCTATTCCTCTTATGATGAAGAATAGATTTGAAGCATTTGATAATATTCCCGGTAGATATGTAGATAACAATAGTCGTCTAGAATTTGTTGAAGCTGCTACTGATTTACAGATATTCCATGTATTCTTTAAAGCATTTTCTCCTGTTAAAGAACTTGTATATCTTGATGCTATGGGAGGTGAACATACTGCTGTTGTTCCTAAAGACTATGTTCTTTTACCAGAAGCAGGTGATATTGAACTTCGTAATATATGGATACCTAAAGTATATTATGGTATGCGTTATGGAGTTAAAGAATCAGGTATGTACACTAAACCTAAACTATTAGATGTACAACGTTATGATCCTATTACTAATAAGTGTAAACTTCCTATTGGTGGTAAGAAAGGTATTCTTGATGGTATAGCACTTAATCCTATACCTAGAAGATTGTTACCTCACTTGGCACTTGATAGAATTTTGTTGTTAAGGATTGATAGAGAGATTAGTAAGTATCAACCTTACATTACACAACTTCCACAAAGTATGATCAATCCTGATGAGATTGGTACTACTATTGAAAAGGTACAACATATCAAAGCTGATAATACTTTAATAGTAGATGATCAAGCTATTGACAATAATATACTAATGCAAGGATTACGTGTTATACAAATGCCTGCTGTTGAAGGATACATTAATACTCTTTGGAATATTAGATCAGAGAATAGAGCTGAGGCATGGGATGTAGCTAACATGAATAATGAAAGGTTTGGTAATGCTCCAACTCAACAAACTGTATCTAATGCTAATCAAAATATCTATAGAGCTAAGTTAGGAAGTGTTTTGATGATTACTTCTTTTAATGCAGCTTTGCAACGTGAGCATATGGCGGATCTTGAATTTAGTAAGATTGCATATGCTAATGGTAAGACTGGTACATTTTATGATAATCGTGAAGGACAATGGGTTGATGTAGAGATTGATCCCGTTGAACATATCAGGAATCAATATGGTATTTTTGTGGTTAACTCTAAAGTTGAAGAAACACTTCTACAACAGTATAAAGATTTTGCATTTGCTGCTGCACAGAATGGTGAGAACAGTTTAGCTATTGAAGCTATTGATGCTGATCATGTACCATTCATTAAACAAGCATTGAGACGTGCAGATGAAGCAAAGAAAGAATATGAACGTTGGGTACAAGAACAAGAGAATAATAGGGCACAAGCTGAACTGGAAGGTAAGCAAGCTAGTGAACAAGCAGAACGTGATGTTAAAGAACGTATCGCTGATAAACAGAATGCTACTACCATTGAAGCTAAATATATTGATGTACAAATTGCAAGTATTAAGAAACAAGCTAATGATGCAGATACAAATAATGATGGTATTGTTGATTATAAAGATGGTAATGATAGTTACAAAAGATTTATAGATGAATCTCGACTTCGTTTAGAGAAAGAATATCTTGAACTAGATAAACGTAAACAAACACATACAGAAAAGATCGACTTTATTGCCTCTAAACAAAAGGATAGAGATTTAGTTATAAAAGCTAAGAAAGCAATTGCAAGACCTAAAACTGCAAAGTAAGGGTATTGAATAATCTTAACACTATATAAAGCAGATTGGCTTTTTATGGAAATGAAGTTGATTTTGTTACTGACGATAATTTTAGTAACTTTGACCTAGTTAATCCAAATAACAATACTGCAAGTATAACGGATTCTAACCGATAAACTTAAACACACATGGAAATTAAAATAGATGCTAGTAAAGTTCCTGCTTCTATGGGAGGTGATGAAAGTAAAACACCTGAACAAATAGAACAAGAACGTATTGCTACCGAAGCAGCAGACAAGAAAGCTGCTGATGATGCACAAGGGAAAGCACAAGATGATGGTGCTGGTACTGATGATGGTACGGGTGGAAGTGCTTCAGATGATAACACAGAAGAAGTTGAAATAGACGGAGTTGTCTATACACTAGATGCTACTGGAAATGCTGTTGCAGCTGATGGTAGTGTTTATATGACCGCCGAAGAAATTAATGCTCTTGAATCACCTACCGATGATAATGACATAGTTTCTATTTCAAATGTTAAGAAATATGTAAACGTTGTTGTTAAAGACGATAAAGGAAAAGAAGTTGAATATGAAGATACACCAGAGGGTATTGCTAAATATACAGCTGATGTAGTTCAACTAAGAGCTAAAGAAATTGCTGATAATAGTGTTAAAGAGTTCTTTGATAACAATCCTGAAATTTATCAAGCATACTTGTATAAAGATCAGAATGGTACGTTGGAAGGATTTAATGCTAATGCTTCTTGGAAAGACTTTGATCTATCTACTGCAACTAGCGATCAACTTAAAAATGTTATTGTTAATCATCGTAGACAACTTGGTGATGATGAAATAGCAATTAAATATTTTGTTGAACGATTAGAAACTGAAAAACAACTTGAAACATACGGTAAGAATCTTATTATTAAGTATGTTAAAGAAGAAGAACAAACTGTTACTGCTGCACAAGCTAAGATTAAAGCTGACGAAGATAAAAGGATTGAAGAAAATACTAAGTATTGGAATAAAGTAAAGAGTGTTGTAACATCAGGTAAAGTAGATCTTGGTGATAAAACAATCACAATACCGGAAGTATTGAGGGTTAAGGATCAAGGTACGATTAAGACTTATAGTAGAGATGATTTCTTTAAATACATTTATGATGTAAAACCGTATCAGATTGGTAATGAAATTAAATATTTTACACAAAATCAGTTTGAACTTTACCAACAACAACTAGCTAAAAATGAGAATCACGAAATCATTGAAGCACTTACTAGGTTTTTGAAAGATGATACATCACAAGTTATAACTA